AAACCATATCTCACCGCAGCGCAACAATTAGCAGATAGCTTAAAAGAATTTGCTCCAAACCATCCAGTAATTTTATATACTGAAGATAAATGGGTATCTGATTCTGGCAATCATATATTCGATGAGGTTCACGGAGGCATGCCCGCTTCCAATAGAGCCAAATTATTAGCCTTACAACATTCCCCTTTTGATCTTACATGTTATCTTGATTCTGATATGGTATGTATCAATCCTAGGGCTCCGGAAATATTTAATGGAATAAAAGATGGATATGATATGGCGTGGACTAAAATCAGAACATATGCTGCTGCTCAAACGTGGTGGGATAAGAAAAATTTAAAAGTTCCTCATGGTGGAATGTGTTTATATAGAAAGTCTGAAAGGATGATTTCTTTTATGCAACAATGGTGGGAAAATTGGGTATGGAAAAGACGGTATGAATGGGATCCAAGATGGGAGGGTAAATATCCTTATTGGGAAACCAGAGGATGGGATCAGTTTCCTCTACATCTAATGTTAGGAGTTATAAGACAGGATGATCCATGGTATCGTCCAGATATTAAATGGCACTGGGTATTTGGAGGAGATCCCCCTTGTACTCCTGAAACAAATGATTGGAATACAGGAGAAGATGCGAAATGGAATTGGATAATAGGATATCACCCAGAAAGAGAAGGCATAGACAGAGATGAAATAGTATTTCATGATTATTCTTGCTTATTATTCAAAAAACAATATCAAAACGGAAGAATATGAATCATATAGAACATATTACAAAATATTGTAATGATAATGAAGTATTAGATATTCTTCAAAAGTTGGGGGAATATCTTTATGATTTAGATGAAGATAAAATAAGAATGGGTAGCAGAAGAATAATCACTTGGAAAGAAGCTGTTTGTGAAGAATATTTAACGGAATATAAAAAGTTGGTTAGACCAGGACCACCTTGGCATCAAGGCGTACATGATTTATTATTAGATTTAAGAACAAGAAATAGACATTTGAAAGTTGTTAAATTATGTGCGGATTTAGGTAAAAGAATAGGAGCACGACAACAAGCTCTAAGTACAATATATCCGCCTGGAGGATATATGAGCTGGCATCACAATGCCGATGTTCCCGGTAGAAATTTAATTTTTACTTGGTCTAAAACAGGCAAAGGAATTTTTAGATATAAAAGAAATATTCCAGGTGCAGAATCTTTAAATTATGATATTCCAGATCAAGTTGGCTGGAATGTAAAATCATTCGATTGGTTCGGGCACGGAGAAATAGATCGTACCGGATATACTTGGCATGCAGCAGGAACTGAAAGTCTCAGATCAACTCTTGCATTTGTGATTCATAGTAATCCGATGTCAAATATGCTCTTAGAAGAAGATTTTAATCTTCATCCTTGGAGCAATGGATGTTTTATAAGTGAAACTGATACACAAAATAAATCTGAATGGTGGAAAGAAACCAAAGAAGAAATTACAACGATGAAATTAAAATCAGAAATTAAAAAAAATATTGCATTAGGACCTGCTGGTGTCAAAGCTCTTCAAACCCGCTAATTCCCCAATTGTTAGATCTCCAGCTTATGTTAGAATATCATCAAAATGGTTTAAAAAAAATGCTGATGATATTATTAATAAGTTAGATAAAAAAATAATTCCTGGTACAACAGTAAATAATAATTCAAGTGCTAGAAAATCTGATGTATTTTTATGGGATATATGGAAAATAGATTTAATAGATTTACAAAAAGTAATAATTTATAAATTAAAAGAAATTTTTATAGAAGAAAATAAGAAATTTCAATTTGATTTAGATTATTCATCAATTAATGTTCAATATACAAAATATCAAAAAGGAGATTTTTATACGTGGCATACCGATGATGATTTTAATGCAACACACAAAAAACATCAAAATGTAAGGAAATTGAGTATAACCGCGGCATTAAATGTGGGATCATATGAGGGAGGAGATTTACAAATAATTTTAAATTATCAAAAAGAACCACGAACAATGCGCTTAGAATTTGGAGATGCATTAGTATTTCCCAGTTTCACACAACACCAAATTACCCCGATTACTGAAGGCATTCGCTATTCGCTAGTATCCTGGGTGTCAGGACCTCCATGGAGATAAATACATTATATGTCAGTAATCTATATGTAGGAATCTTATCATGGCAAAACCTCAAACACGACAACAACTCAAAGAATATTGTCTTAGACAATTAGGCCATCCAGTCATTGAAATTAATGTAGATGATGATCAATTAGAAGATAGAATTGATGAATCTATTCAACTCTATAATGATTATCATTACGATGGTTCCGAAAAGATATATTTAAAACACGTAATTACAGCAGAAGATATTACTAATGAATATCTTAGCGTAGGCGATGAAACTATTAGTGTTATCAGAGCTTTCCCCATAGATACAACTGCTGGCAGTATTAGTATGTTCGATGTAAGATATCAATTAAGATTAAATGATATGTTTGATTTAAGTAAGCAACAGCTTTCAGGTTATACTATGGCAATGCAACACTTGAGTTTGATAGAAAATTTATTTAACCAATCCCCCTCATTTAGATTTAATAGACATACAAATAGATTATATCTTGATATCGATTGGTCGTATGAAATGAAGATTGGAAAATTTTTGTTATTTGAAACTTATAGAAGATTAGACCCAGAAGAATATTCAGACGCCTATAATGATATATGGATAAAAAAATATACAACATCTTTATTTAAAAGACAATGGGGATCTAATTTATTAAAATTCGAAGGCTTACAATTACCCGGCGGTACTACTTTAAATGGCAGGCAAATTTTTGATGATGCAACAACAGAATTGCAAATGTTAGATGATGAAATTTTTACAAAATATCAATTGCCTGATGATTTTATGACAGGGTAATATGAAATCATTTCGAAAATTTATAGAAGAAGAAATTAAAATACCTATAGAAGTAGGTGATATAGTTCTCGGTGGAAAATTTAAAAATAGAAGAATAGAAGTAAAAGAAATTGGTAAAAATGAAAAGGGTGATATTACCATTAATGGAAAATCGATTCTAAGAGTTAGAGTGACGGACGAAAAGGCTGACGATGCCAGTAAGTAATTATTTTCAAAAATACGAAAACAATGAATCAAATCTTCTAGAAGATTTAGTAGTTGAATCTATTCAAGTCTTCGGGCATGAAGTTTCTTATCTACCAAGAACTCAAAATAATTTAGATAATATTTTCGGAGAAGCTACTGCCTCATCTTTTGAATCGGCATATCCAGTAGAAGTGTATATTAAAACTACAGATGGTTTTGAAGGTGAAGGAGCATTTGTTGGAAGGTTTGGATTAGAGATTAGAGAACAAGTAACTTTTACTATTGCACAACGTACTTGGAAAGGATTGGGTCTTACAACAAGACCTCTTGAAGGAGATTTAATTTGGTTTGATCTGGCCCAGAAAATGTTTGAAATACAATTCGTTGAACATCAAGCAATTTTTTATCAATTAGGTAAATTACCCGTTTTTGATTTATCTTGTGAATTCTTTGAATATAGTAGTGAAGATATTGATACAGGAATACCAGAAATAGATGCTGTAGAAGCAGATAGTGCGTACTCTGTCGAAATGGGATATTCTGCTAATTCAGGTGTATTTTCTACTGATGAAACTATAATTGGTTCTCTATCCGGAGCTTCCGCTAAAATATTAAAATTACGCGACGTACCCGGATTAGGTTTATTTGTAAGAGTTACAAACATAGTAGGATCTTTTACAAATGGTGAAACTTTAACAGGTCAAACAACATCTGTAACTGCAACCATGGGTACTGTAACAAAAGACTTTGCAGAAGATGCGCAAGCTAAAAATGTAGAAATTGAATCAACTGCAAAAGGCATTATTGATTTTACTGAAGGAAATCCATTTAGTGAAGGAACATTTTAATGTTAGGACAATATTGGTATCACGGCCTAGTAAGAAAATATGTAGCAGTATTTGGAACAATCTTTAATGATATTTCTATTCAGAGAAGAAATAGTTCTGGCAATGTAATAGAGACAATAGGAGTTCCTCTAGCTTATGGACCCAAACAGAAATTTTTGACAAGAATTTCCGGAGATGAAAACCTAGATAAAAAGGTGGGCATGTCGTTGCCGCGGATGGGTTTCGATTTGACTTCGATGTCGTATAGTCCCGAGAGAATGTTACATCCCCTTCATAATAGAACTCAGAAATATAGAGGGGAAACTGGAGTAGTTAGAAGTCCGGTTCCATATGACTTTGCATTTGCTCTAAATATTTTTGTAAAAAATGCTGACGATGGCACACAAATTATAGAACAAATTTTACCATTTTTTCAACCTGATTTTACAGTAACAATTAATGCTCTTCCTACAATGGGTATAAAAATAGATTTACCGATTGTTTTAGGAGGAGTCAATGTTGAAGATTCATATGAGGGAGATTTTTTATCGCGGAGGGCTTTAATATGGACATTAGATTTTACAGTTAAAGGATATCTGTATCCAAATATTAAAGGAAAAGGATTTGGTGACGGAAGTGATGATTTATCAACTAAACTTATTAGAACATCTATTATAAATTTTCATGTAATACCTCATGCGCCGGTTGGAGCAATAGAACCAGAATATATCGTATTAGAATCTGATAATGTTTTCGGCGCGCAAAGAAGTTATTTTGTAAATGAAGATGGTACTAAATTTCTTTCAGAGGCAGTAAGAGGAGATAGAAATAGAGCATTAGTAAAATCTCGAATAACACAAACAGTGGGGGATGTTGACCCATCTGAAGGTGGATATGATGTAACGGAAACAAGAGACTTTTTTGCAGAAGGAATAGAATTTGATCCAACCACGGGATTAGACACGCGTTCTCCAAGCTTAGATATACAAGCATCCGGTAATAAAAATTTATGAAGGTAGATGATGAAAGATCGTGAACCAATTGATAAGCCATTATCAACAAAAGATGTAGATGACAAATTAAACGAGGTTTTTGAAATAACTCCAACGGTTGAAAAATTACCGGTTGCCAAAGTTATGCCTCAAAAAAATAAAGTAGATGATACAGATACTGATTTTCAATATTCGCGAGAGAATCTTTATAATATTATAGAAAGAGGTTCTGATGCCATGGACGGTTTAATGGAAATCGCCAGGGAAACAGAACATCCCAGAGCATATGAAGTAGTAGGCCAATTGATAGATAAGCTAACTAATGCAAATAAAGAACTTATTGGCTTACATAAAACAATGCAATCTATGAATGAAGATGGTCAAGGAAAGTCTCCTCAAAATGTAACAAATGCATTATTTGTTGGGAGTACCGCAGATCTTCAAAAACTTTTAAAACAAACTAAAGATAAGAAAAAGTAATGGAAACATATGATTGATTTATTTAACACTTCTGAAATGATGATGCTTGGATTGGTATTATTTTCATCATTTTGGATATTCCTGTTTAATTACAGACAGGACAATAAGGATAAGTATAACGGTCATGGATGGTTGATTTTACTTGATTTAGTAATTAATATGGGAATGTCAGCAACTGGTTATTTGTTGATTTCCATTGTATTTACAAACGTTCCACAACTTGCGGCCTATGAAAGTTACCGTTATCCCATCGGTTATCTTTTTGGATTGACTTCCAATGTGAGCATACCAATTGTTCTCAAATGGTTTCAACAACAAATCACCAAGAAGTTAAATGAAGCAGGAAAGAAGTGAGGTAATTATGGCTGAAAAAGAAAAGGTTGTTGCAAATGGCAAAGACCAAAAAATAATACAACATGATATTGAAGATTTAGATAAAAAGGTCGAAGAAGTTCAAGTCTTAGAAAATTTAATTAAAGATCAAACAGTTGCTAGTAAATCATTTATCTATGTTATCATCGCACTTCTTATATATTTAATCTTTATGGTTATACCAGATATAGATGAAAAAGTTACATTTATGGAAAAGGATCTTAATTCCATTCTAGTTCAATCAGAACGATACAAAAAATCAACTAGAGTATTTGCGAAAGATAATCAATGTGCGGGGTGTCATCTAAGTCCCGATTATTACCTCCACAATCTCTTAAAGAAATATCCAAGTTTTTCTGATGTTAAAGCATTTATGTCGGTTGGTCATCAACGATATTATACTATGGCAGCACCACTACCTGATGCAGAACTATTAGAAATTTATCGAGCGTTGCAATGATTATGTTTGGTAAAATTATTGCATCTTTAGTTTGGGTTTTTTGGATAATGGCATTGTCTCCTGCCGGGGGACAAGATCCAATGAAAGAAAGACATGGAGTTGGTGTGCCAAAATCAGAATACAATCCAACGTATAGTTCAACATTCAAT